AACCCTGTTCCCGCTGCAACTTGATGACCATGTTGTAGGTGCCGGACAGGGCAACTGCTACTGTCTCACCTTTGTCTTGGACGTTCAGTGTGGCGGTATCGCCTACTGATGTAAATGAAGCCATGTGACTTCTCCTTTCATAAGTGGGAGGCACTGGGGAGACATCGCTGTCTCCCCAGCCCGCAAGCCTTACTGCTTAGTTAATGGCGTCAGGATATGTTTTACCCGCAGCCATGTGCGGATCGAACGTCAGGAACGCATTGATGGTTCCTGCCGTAGTCGTAGTGGTAGTGGTCGTGGCGAGAATGCCAAGATACCGCTCGTAGTTTCCACCAGTACCGGCGGGCAACGGTGCCATGTAGATCAAGGCACCGGCCTTCAGCTCTGCATCGTTGGCGTCAGTACCGTCGGTAACAAACGCCTCGGTGAGCACATGCTCAGTCGCCGTGCCGTCAGTGGAGATGGCCGCCGTTGAATCGGAGGCCAACGTGAACTGCAAAGTACCAGCCGAGCCTCCAGTGATGATCTCAGTGCCGCCAGTACGAATGACAAGGTAGACCGGTTGCCCGTTACCAATGTCTTCGCCAGCCGCACCCAGATCGATGACGTCTCCGACAAGTGCCGTACCGGCCCCAGCCGCCACAGACTCATTGTCACAGAACTCGCCGCGTTCATCTAGGATACCCATTTGTATGTCTCCTTATAGATGGGTGTTATAGGGGTACGGCCTTAGCTGACCGTGGCTTCATCAGGACGCAGGGCGTCGCAGCGGCGGATCGGAATACCGCCCCAGCTTGTCTGCATCGTCCCGCCGACCAAATCGACCGACAGCGTCGAAGAGGACACCGCGTTGGCCGTCTGACGCCGGAGCATAGATAAGATCGATTTATCCATGTACCAAGAGCACCGACCTGCCGCCGTACTAGGCAGCTCAGTCCACGCTTGATGCATCAGGTCGTTGAGGTCAGCACCAGTCGCGGCAGTGACCAACAAGGCAGAACGGTCGATGTTTGCGATACGCACCGCATAACGCCAGTCGCGGACAGTGAGTCCAACGTCCCAACGATAGTGAGTACGGAAAGCCTGCATCCGGCCATTCGAGCCGTCAGCGTCTTCGATGGTGACCTCACCAAGATCACGCTGCTGGATACCCGCCTTGGAACCCTTGGGAATAATCCCGTGGACCGTTTGAGGTGACCAGCAGATGAGCCAGATGGAGGCATTATCCGAGCCGCTGCCCGCACCATCTATGATGTTATCGCCGTTGGCCGCAGAGGTAGAGTTGTACCGAGGTGCCAGCCCGGTGAACTCTTCCGGCGCCGTGCTTTCATCTCCGTAGAAGAGAGTGGAAGCAAACTCTTGGTTCATACCTTCAATATGAGGACGATCCTCTTGAAGCCGGAAGGCTGCAGGGTCACCGGCCATGCCCACAAGGGCAGCGTCGACTTCCGCGTAGTCTTCCATCATTCCGCAATTGTCCGTGACCTGCACGCTGCGAGACTTGGTAGGCTGTACGCCACCATACATCTTGCGCCACGTCGGGGTCGGAAGACCAGAGCGGATCGATGAACGGTGACCTGTGGTCAGGTTACCTTCCATCCACGACATATCCGTAAGGATCTCGTTAGTCGCGTTTAGAATTTCGACCACGTCGGCAATAGAACCGTCCGGGTCGGTGACCTTAGCCAAGTCGGCCAAGGTCGGGTTAGTGACAGAGAGAGTAGCCATTTTTTAACTCCTTCAGGCTGCTGCTTCGTCTTTGAACATACTGGGATACATACGACGGAGAGCGGCATCGTTCTCAGCCTTACTACCGTCCCCGGAGATAAGGTTGCCGTCTTCCTTCGCTGTTAACCCAGCGCGATGGAGCAAGCGTATAACTTCTGGATGACTACCCAGACCTAGACCCGTGGGGTTTTTCTCTGAAGGCATAGCGAACAGTTCCTTCAGCCCCGCTGATCCGTATGTGTCCATGCCTAACTTAGCGGTGGTGAGTACGTCCTTTAGGTTATCCCCACCCAACTCTTTATCCGCCTTCGTTGCTTTCGTCCATCCGTCTACACGCTGCTGATAATCGGTAGCCATCTTCGTCATGGCTTCCCGACCTCGTTCGATCTCCCCGGCAACGAGTTCTTGATATTGATCCTGTGTAAGATCAACAGCCTTCGCTCGCGCCTTGAAATGATCGAACTGCGCGACGACGTCGTCTGTCATTTCAATATCGACGCCGTCTGGAGGGGTAAACGTATAGTCGACGTCACCCCCGGCTCCATCGTCCCCGTCATCCGACAGCAGGACTTTGGTATCCTTGCCGACGCTATCATCTGCGTCAGCCGTTTGATCCTCGGACTTATCCTCGGATGCTGTTTCTTCAACCGGCTTCTCCGCTACAGTCTCTTCAGATGTAGCTTCTTCGGTTAGCTCTTCAACTGTTTCTGTGTCGTCACTCATCGAAGTGATTCTCCTCTAACATTTTCATGTACTGCTTAGGTGACCGCTCCCTAAGCACTGCTTCAATCGTAGAGCCCACACTACGGGCGCCCTCGTTAAACGCCGTGCTCTCACTGTCACCAAGGACGTGGCTCACGCCATCTTTGTGGCACCTAACCCAGATCAATTCATACAACCATCTGCGGCCGCGCGGCTGGGCCAAAAGGAAGTCGACGTCTTTGTCACGGTCCAGTTGTGCGTCTTCAGCAGCCTTGACGTGCTGTGGGTTGCTCGAATCATATACTTCAGACAATGCGGTGCGTGTCAAAGCGATGCCCCACTACCCAATAGAGCCGTCAGGGCGTTTGGGTTCTGTGTATCAGTTTCAGACAACACCTTCGCTGCACCCGCTGCTTCAGGAACGCGATTGGCTGCCATCTCCGCCTGGGCTGCCTCGGCGTCGGCGGCGCGCTTGCTTTCTACCGCATCACTATCGTTAACAAGGTCGGGTGAGTTACCAAGGATCTCTGCGTACTGCCGCACCGCCTCATCGGGGTTGATGACATCTGCCGCCTGGGGATAAATTCCGGCTAGGTTACCGACAAAGCCTAGCGTTCTCTCTAGGGCTGATGCCGCAACCGCTTGCTGGGCCTGTGCTAAGAGGCTGATGTACTCTACGCGCAGTTCAACCTCTTGCAGTTCCTTCGGAGGCTCTGGGAGGAGGCCGGCCTCTAAAGAGAAGTTGAACACGTCGTCCAAAAGCGGGTCCAATAATTCTACATTAACGCGCTGTAGCACTGGGCCTAACAGGACTAGCTTCTCAGACTGCTTCTCGACGATTTCTGTAGCGGTGATATTACGACGATCTGAGTTGATCATCATGGCGAAGAGATCGGCATAGAAGCCACGTTGGATACGTTCTTGCACCTGTTCGATATCATGCATCATCTCACCCAACCTGGGCTGCACGACGTAAGCCGGAACAAAGCCTTGCGTCCCACCCTGTGGGTCGACGTATGTAGTCTGCCCCGGAAGAACGCTCGACGGTTTTCCGCGCATCGACGTGGGTGCAGTCATAGGTGGGTTCACCATCTTATCGATGGCCTGAGCCTTTCTCTTCTGTTGCTGCTGCAACTGTTTGATATCTCCGAGCGTATCCATTCCGGGTGATCTTCCGTACACATCACCAGACAGGACATCCCAACGAGGTACATATGCGGGGAAGTTTTTAAAGCCCCCCTCCTGCAGCACCTCGTCGTTCTCTGCGCCCTGCTCCATGTAGCAAGACTTAAACGGCATATCGAGATTGGTGATCGCCTGACGATCAGTCTCCGGCCTACGTCTCGGCTCGATCATATGAATGACCGGCACCAACTCGTCATATGATTTAGCGTTCCACATACGTCGGGTCGCTCGGCTGACCCCCGTCCAATCCTCGGAGCTGCCGTCTTGTTGAACAACAAACTGCTCGACAACTTGACTAACCGTCATGGTGAATGAGCGACCTAGAGTATCAATAACTCCCATGTCGTTCTCGGCAAGGACATACTCTCCGACAGTGAATGGTCGGAACCTAATTACGCTATCTCCACCCATACGCTGGCGATACAGCGGCCCCGTACCGAATGCCCCTAACTCAGAGTATACGGTGAAGATGCTGTTGTAGAAGTTAGACTTCTGAAGGATGCCTCGAATAATGCGCTCGACATCGGCCAACCACGTCTTGACTTGGTGGTTGTCCATCAGCTCCTCATCCTGAACTGCAAAGCGAAACCACGGCCTAGCCGGATTTGTCATGCCAGACATCATACCGGCAGCCAGGGTGCGCACGGCCATCGTTCCGGTATTATCGATGATCTTTCCTGTACGCTTCTTACCGCGATCATCTTGTGTCTGGAATAGGAAACGGCCACGGCGCGGCAACGTATAGTCGCTGATCTCCATCCAATGATTACGCCAGGACGACCTGTCGTTCTCTAACTTGACGTACCTCTTGAGAACGCTGGAGCGCTTACCATGAGGCGGTGTGTTATCACCAAGAGTCCCGGGGCTGATGATGGGCATTATCTATTCCTATAGAAGAGTCTTCTTAGCGGTCGACGCCTCGTCGGTTAAGACGCCAGCCTTGATGGTTCCACCAATGCCGGCCTTCTTAGCCGCCTGCCTCCGGGACTTCTCCCGAGCTGTCTGGACCGCTGGGTCTGCCACGCTTGGAGGCGGAGGTGGCGGAGGTGGCGGAGGCGGAGGCGGCGGCGGCGGCGGAGGTGGCGGCGGCGGCGGGGGTGACGGCGACCGAAACCCAGGAAGAGTAAATAAAGACGTGAATTTGATCATGGTGCTTCCCTAACTAAATTTGCGGACGCCGCTACCAACCCTGGTAGTGTGAATATATTTCTCATAGTAAAGTATCATCCGTATAGTCAGATGACAGGGGGTTAGTAGCTGCCGCCTTCTTCGCCGCGTCTATCCTGCGTTGTCTCTCAGCAGATCCAGTTCTCTCTTCGGCTTCTTTGTTGCGAACGTCCTGTGGTTTACGCGGCGGCGGCTTAGGCGGCGGCGGTGGGGGCGG